AAAATCACAAGGTTGGCCACAGAGGTGGCAACCAAAACGTACTATGAATTAGCCAAACAAGAAAATGCACAGTTAGGTCGTAAACTTCGACACAACACGATCAAGCTGCTTAAGCATTATAGTCAGTTACAGTCATACGTAGACAATGCTATCTCGGATTCGACACAAGCCGAGGACATGTGGCTCAATGAACTGTTAATTGATATGTTTGATGACAATAGTATTGTGAAAGTGAATGCGATTGTTAAAAGCAAAGAAAAAACAGCATTGATGATGAGACATGTAAATAACATGCTCGATATCTATGCTGAAAAGTGTAGCGCAAAGCAATTTAAGTATTGTGAATGCGTGAGACGATATTACATTGATGGTGAAACATTAGAAGAGATTGCTGAATCATTCCCTGAAAAGCCGGATGTACGTACTATCCATAGATATATTGCAAGGGGAATAGAAGAACTATCTGTACTTCTATGGGGCGTGATAGGGCTTAATACAAAATTGTCATAAAACTGTCATAGACATGTCATTCTTGACAATTTATAATGATAGTGTGAGTTAATGGGACAACAAATACTCTATCTCTCAACGACACAGTGAAACCTAGAACACTAAAACCTAGAACACTAAAACGAAAAGACCACTTAATCGATACGGTTAGGTGGTCTTTTTATATGCGAGTTTAATCAATATCATCATAGGGGGCACCCATTCGTTGGGCAAATATGATCCTTTCAAATAACAAACTATACCAAAATAAATTCGCGACACTTCTGAGATGTTTTAGAACAAAAATAGCCATGTTTAAATACAACCAATACACAATGTAAGAGATTTCCTTGAGTACTTAACTATAACAAATTACTACCACTCTATGGTGATATTGATTAAGCCTACAAATGAAATAGAATTTGACTGCCAATAGAAAGGAGGGAATAGTATGACAGATATTACTTGCCATATTAAAGATT